TGCACTCCAACCGTAGCCAGGCAGTGCCCTAATGTTTTCTGGGATTGGGTAAACGTTGCTGTGGTAGGGGGCGTAGGCTGGCATGGTATCTGATTTGTATATACCATCCACAAGCATTATATCAAATGCGTCAGCTATTGATTGCATGGTTTCTTTGTTACCTGGATAACATGCCACCATAATTTGTGTTGAATCGGTCATATCCCTAGAATTTGTTATAGTTTCTCTGACACCATTCGATGTAATCAGCCAGTTTGCCATTGTGTTGCCATGAACATACACAATTCCAAACGACACATTTGTCGGACACGTTTTTTCGTCTTTCAGGGCTATTTGTAGTGTTTTATTTGTGTCAATTTCAAAACCGTAATACAGACCTAATGCTGCACATTTTTCAACATCAAACAAATTTCGTCCCTGCTCCACAACCTCTGTCACCCCAGCACTAACAATTTCCCCGTCAATGACCTCAGAATGACCGCCTATTGACTTCACGCTCATCAGCTTACCACCTGTAGGCACTGCTTTCTGATACGCCGTTTCGCTGTCCGTTTCAAATTTATGGGTCACACCCTGACCGATGGAATACAGTGCGTCCACACGCCTTTGCAACTCTTTATCCGTCAGCTTTACGTTAGCTATTTCAGCTGTATTCTCGGCTATCTTCCCGACAGCCGTCACATAATCATCAGGCAAACTGTCAGCCACCGCCTGTGCTGTCTGCGCAGCGGTTTCAGCGGCTGTTCTGTCTTCTGCGACCTTAGCGGCATTTTCTGCCACTGTCGCCTTGTCAACCGTGACCTGTTCCGCCATTTCCTGCACCGCCTGTCTGTCTGCCGCAGTGCTGTCAGCATTGGTCTTAGCAGTTTTAGCGTAGCCTGCTGTTATATTCTTATCAGCTGTGGTTTGCTGTGCCGCCGTTGATGCTTGGGCTGCGGATATCTTTGCGGCGTTCTGTGCAGTGACCGCCTGCTGACGTGCGATTTCTGCACCCTGCATGGCGGTGTCTGCCTGTGTTGCGGACGTTTCAGCCGCTATCTTTGCGGTTTCAGCACGGCTTGCCGCCTGCGTTGCCGTATCGGCTGATACTCCTGCGGTGGTAGCTGATTTCTCAGCGTTTTCAGCCGCTGTTGTCGCTGTTTCTGCAGCGGTGACGGCTGTCTGCATATCTGCGTGTGTCTGCCTGCCTATGGCGTCTATGCGGTCTAGTGCGTCAGCTGCCACACTTGGTGACGGGATAGCATTATCGCCTATAGCCGCACCGATACGCAGGCGGAATATGCGTGATTTTTTAACTAAAATATACTCGTCGCCAGACAGCTTCTTTGCACATATCTGACACGATACGGTCTGCGCTGACCGCAGTATATCTGCCGTAGGTGTCCACTGTCCGCCTGTGATATCGACCTCATACGTCACACCATCGCCATAGTCGATAGTCAGCACATAGCGGTCTGCGCCGTCTATCTCCATGCCCTCGACCGACACGGGCCTAGCGTTCGTTTCGCCAACATAGCCCAAAAGGGCTGTGTTCAGTGTTACGTCATAATCTGCATTTAATGTTATCGTCATTTAATCACCCATCTTTACTCTATTGCAATGTAATCCACATAGTACGTTCCTGTTGGCACGTTTTCCACTGTTGACCCGTTATTAGATCCCATGCAGACGTTCAGATAGTACGACTTTCCCGAACCACTAACGTGGGTGCAGTAGTTCTGATATGGTGTTGGTGTGTCTGTCTTCCGTAGCGTTGCTATTACCTGTTTAGGTGCAAAGGTCAGTCCAAGCGGTATCTGCATCAATGGATTCGCTTTCGTCATCTTGTATTCCACAGTGCCATAGTGTATCTTGCCGGCTCGGCTCAGTATTTCATCGATTTCCTCACCTGCGTGTTGCATAGGATAGTCATTTTCTGTGATGTCTTG